CAGACGCAACCTTGGCAATTCAATGGCTTCAAAAGACAGCTAAGACTGCATCAGAGGCTTCACAAGGTGTTAGATCTGATGCGTATGCAATCTCTAGAGGTGTTGGAGCAACGTCACAACAAGGCTTGATTCTTGGTGAACTGGCCTCTGTAGCAAAATTCATCGTAAATGATCCAAGAGCAATTGCAGATGTTGTCTTCAATCCTGAGACTGTCAAGAAGATGGCTGAAGCACAACGCACAGGAAAGCTCAAAAAGGCGGCTGATTTGGCGACAATGTTGGGTGTCAGCGCGGCAAAGTTTGCACCTCGTGTTGGCCCTATGCTTGAGACTACTCAACCTGAAGACACATCCCAGCAGCCTACAAAAGTTGATTTGACAGGGATGGATACTATTGATAGACAGCAAGCCATTGAAGAGCTTAAAAAGCGTGGCATTGCGGTAGAAGAATAATGAAAGACGGGCTGTTTGCTATCTCAGTAGCAGCCCTTCTTCTTTGTTTTGTAATTTTCTGTAGTTATATTGTTGTTTGGTCATTTCCGTGATCGCCTTTCTCTTGGCGGCAACCATAGAGTACCGATGTATTAAGTGGACTTGGACTGGTGATGTTTACAATCGCAGAGTAGTCTGTCTCAAGTGGGAGAGAAAGAAGTGATCGATCCTCTAATGGCTCTAGCTGGCATACAGTCAGCAATCAGCATGGTCAAGAAGGCAGCAGGTGTTGCCCAAGACCTAAGCTCACTTGCGCCTATGATTGGTAAGCTATTTGACGCTAAGTCTGTAGCTACCAAAGCCATGCTTCAAGCCAAGCAATCTGGCAAAGGCTCAAACATGGGTACGGCTCTCCAGATTGAGATGGCCTTGGATCAGGCTAAAGTCTTTGAAGAAGAACTCAAGATGCTCTTCATGCAGACAGGCAAGATTGACGTTTGGAACAAGATTAAAGCCCGTCAAGCAGAGATGGACTTGGCAGATGCCAAAGAGATTAGTGCGCTAAAGAGAGCAGATAAAGAAGCCAAAGAGAAAGAGCAAGAACAATTAGAGATTGGTTTGGCAATAGGTGGGATTTTCTTTGTTTTGTTTCTAGTTTTCGTAGGTGTAAATGAGTTGATGACATTCTGTGAGACAACAAGAAGGTGTGGTCGGTGAATGAGTATCAGAAGACCTTTGACCTATGCCTCAAGATATTTGTCTATGGGGTTGTTGCTCTGTGGTTTCTTGGTTTCTTGAAGTTTTTGCCTGACGATTTGTCGGACAAAATTGTTAATCTCCTACTTGGAAAGATTGGACTATGATGAGTGACGAAAAGCCAGCAGACATACTAAGCAAGGTGCTGTCCTATGTGGATAGCCCGTTCAAGCTGTTCGCGCTGATACTCATGGCGGTATTTGCGTTCTCTGGGTACTTTGTTTGGCAGAACCAAGAACTGCTGATGAGTGCGTACAAAGAGTCTAAGAAGATGCCAAGCATTGTCGAGGACAGGGTAGAAGATGCTGCTGCTCACTTATTTAAAACCACCAACGCTACCATTGTTGCTGTGTTTAAAGTAAACCCCATGTTTGGAACCAGAGTGTTGTACCGCGCTTACACCAAAGAAGGTCGAGACAAAACCAACGATGGGCTTGATGTAGGTTTGTTTACCCAAAACGCAGCCAACAATGCAGATGTGGTTAAGCTGATGGCTAGTGAGATACCTTGCGGGGAATACAAGTCAGCGCAATCTGAAATGGGTTTGTGGTACATAGCCAAGGGGGTTGCCTACACTTGCAGAATTAGCATTCCACCAGACCCAAACAGATTTGTAGGCCAGATTACTGTGGGGTGGGATAATGAACCCGCTGACATTCAGGTTACAAGAACCATGATGGAAATAGCGGCAACCATGCTTTCAAGGAGCAAACAATGATTGGACTAGATGCACTTTTAAACGTGGGTGGTAAACTTATTGATAAGTTAATCCCTGACCCAGAAGCCAAAGCCAAAGCGCAACTAGAGTTGACTAAGCTGGCGCAGGATGGTGAGCTGGCAAAGATGGCAAATGATACGAAGCTGTTTGAGGTAGAACAAGAAAACATCTCAGGCCGTTGGAAAGCCGACATGAGTAGCGACTCTTGGTTGTCCAAAAATATACGCCCTATGGCGCTTATAGCCATCTTTATGGCCTATTTTCTCTTTACTGCCATGAGTGCATTTGGATATAACGCACAAGAAAGCTACGTTCAGCTCTTAGGAAGCTGGGGACAGATAGTATTTCTGGCATATTTTGGTGGTCGTACTGTAGAAAAATTGGCAGATATGAGGGTGAAGAAATGAAAGAAAACTTTGAATCTTGCTTAAAAGCCGTGTTGCACCATGAAGGCGGCTTTGTTAATCATCCCAAAGACCCAGGCGGTATGACCAACCTTGGAGTGACTAAGAAGGTCTGGGAAGAGTATGTTGGGCATGAGGTAGATGAGAAAACCATGCGAGGCTTAACCCCTGAAATTGTTGCCCCAATGTATAAAGCTAAGTATTGGGACAAGATCAAGGGCGATGATCTGCCCAATGGGGTGGATTACTGCGTATTTGATGCCGCCATCAATAGTGGCCCTAGTAGAGCCGCTAAGTGGCTTCAATCTACTGTTGGGGTTGATCCTGATGGTGGAATAGGCCCTAAGACATTGCAAGCAGTAGTAGCCATGAATCCAACTGACTTGGTTAATGCTTACAACGACAGAAGGCTAGATTTTTTGCAAGATTTGCCAACTTGGGGGACATTTGGCAAAGGGTGGGGCAGAAGGGTCGCAGAAGTAAAAGCCGTTGGTTTAGACATGGCCTAAGACTTCATATTCCTGATGAAAACAGCGAAACTTGATGCTGTGTCCCCAAAGGGCATATTTTCTATCTTTTGAGCAACCTCTTCTAGTGTTTTGGAGCGTACAGGGCAATTACGCCCCTGATTGCAGTCATAAGTGCAACAGTCCATACCACTAGATTTGGGCTTGTTTTCACGTTCAATGCGGTCAAACTCATCATCTTCATCTGTTTTCATGTTTTCACCTGTAGAGATATTGGGACATAAATGCAAGCCTTGTCTTTGCTGTTAATGACATGAACTGTCGTTTTATGCTCAGACAATGGCCTTTTGCAGTTTGCACACTTTGCATCTGGATACGATGGTTTGCATCCTAGAAGCATTAACAGATTCATCTCACCCTCCGCAAAGGCTCTTGGTACTTCTCAGGTGGTGGTGGCAGCATCTTCTCTGAGGGTGGAGTCCATCCAAACTTTCTCCAGATGGCTTGAACGTCTGATCCTGAAGACCATACAAAGTCCTTGTTTGGCACTGAAGGGTAACTGATCTTTGAATAAGGTGGTTTTTCAATCATTATTTACATTTCATAATTCGTTGATTTCTGCCAAATTTGCCACGTTTGACACCCGTAACTTCAATTAAATCCTTGTCTAACAAAGCACGATACCTTGCTGTTATAGAGGAATATGGGTAGTTTGGATACATCTCTAGTATCTCGTCTGAGATGCACCCCTCTGGATGGCTCTTAATGGCCTCGTAGACCATTTGTTCTAGCTTGGTGGTATCAACTGCTTGAGCCGCCTGATGGCTTGTTGTGGGGTCTTGGTTTCTGACCAACTTAAAAGGTTCAGTACCAAAGAATCTCTCCATCGAATCTTTCATGTTGTTAAAAATATCTCTCATCATTGACTCCTATTTATTTAGTTGCTTTTCTGATGGCTGCTCGTGCTTTTTTTCCTACATCTGTTTTTTCAAGTTGCCAGTTATTAAGGTCGGCAAATTTTTTGTAATCAGCATATAGGTCTTTTAAAGCCTCCAATAGATCGGGAGCAGCGCAAAGCAATTTTGCATTTGCTTCTCCACCAAATATGTAATATTCATCGCAACCGACTATTGGTTTTCCACTTGCACTATAGATACCAGGATTTCCTTGAAACCCTTCTCCAATGTGACAAAAGGGAACTTCAGCAGGTTTTCTTTCATTGCCCCATATGAAAGCTCCAAAATACCACGGGCCTTTTGTATATTTCTTCATTTATTAACTCCTATTGGGTGAGGGGAAAACTGCTCGTCTGCAAGCTAGGAAAATCCTTTGCACAGCTCTCCCCTCGGGTTTATATTAACTCAAAACGGCAGGTCTTCGTCTTCAAAACTTGCCTTCTTAGGGGCTTGTTTAGGCTGATAATCTTCTTTAGGAGATACTGCTAAACCCATGAATTTGCCTGACTTGCCCTCTTTAATCCATGCAGATAGCCAGTAATCCTGACCGCCTACTGTAATGTTCCCTTTGTAATCGGGCGCACGATCATTTTCTTTTTTATCTGATCGGAACAAAACACCACTGTTATCACGTTTTTCCATTTATAGCTCCTTAGCCTTTTTTAACGCACTTCTTACTTTACTGGGTAGGAGTGTCCACAATGCAATCTTTTGTTCTGCATCAAGGTTCTCTCCTTCCAACTTATCCCAAGCTGCCTTGGGGTCACCTTGCTCACAGGTGGCAATCAATTCAACTGCCATCTCTTGCAAGTACTGTAATTCCTCTGGAGGAATATTATCTTGTGCGCCCTGAGTTGGGCTAATGATGACCTTATCTTCCTTTAAAGGCGCAGAAGAGTCTAGGGCATCGTGTTCTACGATCTCCATTGCTGATACCCATAGGTATCTTCTAGTGTACGTTTCTACAGCCCCTAGGTTTTGAATTGGATGGCAACCTTTAAGGTTTGCTTCTGCCATAGGGCTTGTCAAAACGATCTCTGAGCCGTCTTCTGTGTCTGTGATGGTCAGACTAGCCAACTCTTTGCCAAACGACACCACACCACACAAACCAGTCTTATAGAAGATTGAGTTGATTGTTGGCAGAAAGTCACCTAATTCAAAGTACGAATACCCTGCAAACTTGTTGTGACCCGACTTTTTAAGTGGAGCGTGTTGCAAGAGTAACCTTGCCTCCATCAGCTTTTTATGTACACCCATGATTAACTCCTTTGATTTTCATTTAACTCTTGTTGAATGATCTCTTTTTGTTGTTCGGGATATAAATCCTTGAACTCGATAAAGTCTGCTTCTTGGCAACAGACTATTTTATCTCCCTTGATTGCCAGGCAATAAGGGCAGTAGTGGATGTCTGAAAAATGTTCAGAATACTGTACAAATACTGATTTCATGTGAGGCTCTCGAAAGCCATTTCCCATAGAACATCACCCGCCAGATCGGTGAGCTTGTTTAACTCATCTTCTGTCAATGGTGTTCCATCTTCATAGCATCCACTTGAAAAGTAGGCATCACAGAAATCTGGATAATCTCCGCTAACCACCCCATCTACTTCTAGGTCTACAACCTTTTTTCCATTAAGAATCGGCATCATTCGCCCCTTGCTTTCAGCATAGCATCTGCCATTAAGTAGGCTTGCTCTGACACAAGTTCTGGGGTATTGCCATCAGAAATGCTTTTAAACACATGACCTGATGACACAAAAGATGCCGCAAAGTAGTCACGCAAGGTCATGCCATTCCACGTGGGCAAATGCTCTTCATACTGGCAAGGAAAAGCTGGTTGATGTTTCATATTCACTCCTGTTTGTTTATTAAAATGTAGGCTTTTTGTTGCCCACACCCATAATGTGCCACACAGTTTCCTGAATTTACATAGGGGTTTTCCCTAATTTACGCAACTTTTTTATCATGTTAGGCTACAGGCATGAACATCGAACAAATTGAACAAAAGTGTGCTGAGACATTGCTTGATTACGCAATCACAATGGCAAATGCTTATGTAACCGAACCAGAGGACTTCAATGCCGCAGTGACCGCTTTGCTTTGCAGAACAATAGAAAACCACATAAACCGCCCCATCAACATTCAGGAACTTTACCAATGACCCAAGAAGCAGTTATCAGAGCATTACAAAATGGCCCACTTACTTCCTATCAATTAGAGGATTTAACAGGCATACCAAGACTATCTATTGCAGCTTGTTGCACCAAGATGAGCTACAAGAAGAAGCTAAAAATTGGGAAAATTAAGTTAGGTCGGTCTTGGGTTTCTCAGTACACGTTAGAACCGCACATGATTGAGGCTGAAAAGGTTGAAGAGCCTCGTGATCTGCTAAACCCGTTTGACATTAGAAACGCTAAAGGTATCTTCACTAAGGCTGAATATGCTTCTATGAACAACCAAGCTATTCGTTTGTTTGGCAGAAAACCAACAAATGAAATCACAAATAATCAATTTATTTGAGTTTACAAAGTAGAATTAGTTTGATATTATGGAATCCAGCTAGGTCGGGAGTTGCTACCCAACCGAAAAGAGTTAACCCTTCTCCTGCTGGCAATTCCTTTTAAGGGTGGTTTAAAAAGCGGAATATATGCACTACTACCAGTTCAATATTGGTGACTACAACAGTCACACCATGCACCTTTCTGAGATCGAAGATTTGACCTACAGGCGATTGCTTGATTGGTACTATTTGCATGAATCTTCAATACCACTTGACTTAAATGAAATAGCTAGACAGATTAGGATGCGTTCGCATAGCGATTGCATTGCGACTGTATTGCAAGAGTTTTTTGAGCGCACTGCGGATGGATGGATACATCATCGTGCCAACAAGGAAATTGAGAAGGTTGGCGACAAATCTCAGAAGGCAAGTGCTTCTGCTAAAGCAAGGTGGAATAAAGTTAGTGATGCGAACGCATTGCAAACGCAATCCGAAGGCAATGCTACACATAACACA